CTAAGTATAAAAATGAGTTACCTTACTACGATAAATATCCTCTAGTAGTGCCTTGGGACCAAACAAGCGATGGATTTATTGGTTTGAATCTTCATTATTTGTCACCAGTATTGAGACTGAGACTTTTAGAGAAGTTGTATAAAACTACAACAAATGACAAGATGAATGCATCGACAAGATTTAGAATTAATTGGAGTATTATTGGTGGTTCTGCAAAGTATAAAGAGGTGGCACCTTGTGTCAAGCGTTATTTGTTCGGTCAAATGAAATCAAAGTTTCTTTATATTGACCCTAACGATTGGCCAAGTGCTGTAGCGTTGCCAACAGAAAGATTTGTTGGTGCAAGTAGAGAATCCGTATTCAGAAAATCACGAAGAATGTTCTAATGCCAACACTTAACGAATTTATCCAAACCATCAAATCTAATGGTCTTGCAAAAAAGAGCAAGTATCTATTAGAAATTTTTCCACCATTCCTACAAGATTCAGGTTCGGCACAATTTGCTCGTCTGACAAATGAAAAACTTCCTGGCATGGATGTTAATGCCAGATATTCGGAAATGAATTCAACACAAAGACTTGTTAGTTTATTTTGTGAAACAATGTCAATTCCTGGAATGAAAATAGATACCAAAGACAATAGAACATATGGTCCTATTTTTAGAATGCCAATGAATAGAACATACAATGATTTTACCGCAACATTTTATTTAGATAGAGAAGGTAAAATCAGAAGATTTTTTGATTTATGGCAAGAATTTATTATCAATCCAAAAAACAATCACTTCAATTTCTACAAAGAATATGTGTCTAGAGCAAAAATATATACTCTAGATGAAGACCTACAAGATGGAACTGTAGCAGATAAAGAATCATTATACGCTATAGAATTGATTGATATATTTCCTATTGAAGTTGCATCGATGGAATATGCCGCTGGAGATTCAGAAATTCAAAAAGTTTCTGTAACCTTTGCATATCATAAGTATGAAGTTAAATACTTATTTGAAGAAGCTGCTCCTGCTGAAGAAGAAGTTCCAACTACAGATGAAGATTCTTCCGAATCGTCAAATGAAGATGAAGGAGAGACTGAAGAGGAAGCATTTGGTGAAGAAAGTTTTGGAGATGATGAAGATTTCAATGACCCTGATACAGAGAACGAAGATGGATTTGCTGTTGATGGTGAAGGAAGAGAACTAGAAGATGATGACGGACTTCCTCTAGTCATAACATAAAAGACGAAAACGGAGACCTGATTTCGGTTTAATTATTAAGGAGATACCATGGCTTTACCTATGATTAATGCGCCAACATATGAAATGAAATTGGCATCAAACGGAAATACAATTAAGTATAGACCGTTTTTAGTAAAAGAAGAGAAGATTCTTTTGTTGGCATTGCAATCTGAAGATGAGAAACAAATTCTCAATGCAATTAAACAGATTATTACTAATTGCACATTTGGAGAAGTTGACCCTGAAGAGTTACCAATGTTTGATATTGACAATATCTTTTTAAGATTGCGTGAAGTGTCGGTTGGTGAACAGGCAGAGTTTGCTTTAAAATGCACAACCGAAGAATGTGACGGTGTGCAAAACATTATGATTGATTTGAGACAAATTCAATTAGAACCAGCAAATGAAGAAAAAAGAACTATTCCATTGACAAGTTCTATTGGAATAATTATGAAGTATCCCAATATCGGACTTGTAGAAAAGTTATCGAAGATTCAACTAAATAGCCCTGACGCTATGTATGAGGCAATCATCTCATCAATCGAAGCGATTTTTGATGGTGAACAAGTGTTCTCCGCTAAAGAACAATCGAGAGAAGAATTGATTCAGTTTCTTGACAGTTTAACACAAACTCAGTTTGGTTTAATCAAAGACTTTTTTGAGAAGATTCCTAGATTAAAATATGACATTGATTATGAGTGCAAGAAGTGTGAAACAAAACATCATAGAACATTGGAAGGCATAGTAAATTTTTTAGCATAACCCTCTCTCACGAAGACTTGTATAATTTGATGAGAACGAATTTCGCTTTGATGCAACATCACAAATACAGTCTAACTGAATTAGAAAATATGATGCCGTGGGAGAGAGAAATTTATGTTCAATTGTTGGCGAAGTGGATTCAAGAAGAAAACGAAAGACTAAAACAGCACCAAAGGTAATCAATGGCAGGCACATTCGCAGATACATTAGAAAAATTAGTAGCAACCGTTGAGATTGCTTCTGATATTCAATCCAACGACTTAAAATTAGTCAACAGTAATTTATCAAATATTGCCGATTTGATAATGGAGTATGCTGTCTATAGAATGGATATGGATAAAGCGGGTGGTGGAGGGGGCGGTGGTCCAACGCCACCGAGCGGCAAATTAGATATGAATTTAAATCTCGGTGTAGGTTCTGCGCTATTTGCTTTGCCTATGCTCAAAGTTTTAAAAAGTCTAAAAGATACTGCCAAAGATGCGGCCGAAGCATTAGAAGCGATTGGCACAGACAAATCTCTAAAGGGGGCAGAAGTCCTCGTCAAATTAAACCAAGTGGCATTTAAACCAAGTGCTATTATTGGTGCAAAACTCTATGGTCTTTCCATGGAGATTTTTGGAAAACATATTCCTTCTGTTGCGGCAAACCTATCGACATTAGGGACTAAGAGAATATCAACTGGTGCTGATACTCTAGTCAAGTTAAACGAAGCAGTATTCAAACCTACAAAGATTGTGACAGCAAAACTATATGGTCTTGCTTTAGAAATTTTCACAAAGTCTTTGCCTAAAGTTGCCGATAATATTTCTGGTATGGGAAAGAAGAGTGTCGTTGAAGGCGTGAAAGCAATGGACATGCTTTCAAAAATACAAGGGGCAAAACTAATCGTAACAGGACCTTTAATTGGTAAAGGTCTTCAATTAATGTCAAAACAATTCCCTGAAATTGCTAAGAATCTAGCATTAATGGGTAAGAGTGATGTTAAAAAAGGTGCTGAAGCATTTAATAAATTTGCTTCAACTAAAATACCTATGTCAATGATTTTTGCAATTCCTGGTCTTGTGATATTAGCAAAATCGTTGCCTATTGTTGCCGCAGGATTAAAAGCATTTGCAGATTCAGATATCGCCAAAGGTGCAAAAAATCTAGGAGAGTTGGGTGATGGTTTAAGTTCATTAGGAACAGGCATTGCTTTATTCTTAGGTAAAGTAGGTCTTGGAATGGTGTTGATTGGTGCAGGTATCTATCTTGCAGTCAAAGGCGTTCAAGGTCTTGGTGATGCGATGATTGGACTAAGTGAAGCCGGAGATAAAATTAGTTTAAAGAGTATAGGTAAAATATCTCTTGCTCTAATGTCACTAGCGCCAGGTCTTACATTGTTTGCTATTGGCGGCGCCTTGGCAAATCTAGTTGATACAGACAAATTAAAAGAATTAGGTTCTACCATTCAGCAGTTTGCAACAACAGATGTTTCAGGCATGCCAGCAGTTTCAGAAAACATGTTAGCACTCGATAAAGCACTATACGAATTAGGCAAAACAGGTTTCTTAATGTCATTCGTAGAGTTTGGAGCTTTCTCTAAACTCGCAAACGATATTAGCACATTTGCTGATATTGATTCTATCGCCCTAATTAATGTTGCCGATGCGATTATGGTGTTGAATGAGGCTTTAAGCAAATGGGGTGGAGATGGATTCTTAGAGAAGGTAGGAAACTCAATTATGAGTTTCTTTACTGGTGGTCCTTTTGATGAAGTATTAAAGATTGCTAAAAAAGGTCCTGAATTACAAATGGCAGGCGATGGCGTTAAGAATGTTGTTAGTTCAATTCAAACATTACAGACGCTAGAAAATGTTGAAGAGCAAGGTAAGAAATTAGATAAGTTTATCTCTACTGTTCAACCTGCATTCTCAAGACTTTCTAAATCAATGGCAGAGTTACAGCAAGCGGGCGGTGATAAGATTCTTCCAGCAATTGCAGAGATTCTAAAACCAATGAGACAAGGTCCAGATGTTATGGGTTCATCGATGGAGAATAACAATCTGAGATTAGCAGGTGCGGGTGGCGGAACAACTGTCGTAAATGCTCCAACAACTAATACAAATAGCAGTAGCGGAACAACAATGGTTGCAACAAAAGGAAGAGCAACCAATGACGAAAAATCAGTCAACAGAATGATGCAATAAAAAAAGGGGACACAAGGTCCCCTTTGAGTTATTAGCGTTACGATTATTCGTTTGCTAATTTTTGGAAGTATGACATTGCTTCCTCATCATCATCTTCTTCTAACTTCACAGGTTTCTTTAGAATAGCAGGAGTTTTCTTATCCTCTTTCCAAGGTGCCTCTGATTCATCTTCAATATTAGTATCAATATCTACTGCACGACTTTGACCTTTACCTGCACCACTTAGAACAGAATCAAGACGCTCTTTAAGTTTGTCATAAGACTTAAACTCTGTTGGTGCAACAAATTCGCTCAAGGCGTGTTGTGTAGACCAAACCTTTTCAATCTTACCATCATCACCATCAAACAATGCTGATGGAGAATCAAATTCAGATTTATCATAGTTTTGATAACCTTCAACTTTACGAATCTTCAATTTGAAGTTAGCACCTTCCCAAAAATCAAATGGGTTAACTGCCTTCTCATCTTCAAACTGAGGTTCCATTGTTTCACGAATCTTATCAAAGATTTTCTTGCCGAATTTAAACAAGAATACTTTGCCTTCATTCTCAGGATGTTTTGGGTCCTGTAGAACAAGAATGTTTGCAATGTAAGTTAATTTGCGCTTTTGCTTACGAGCAATCTCTTTATCTGCCTCTGAACCAGTATTCCAAAGTTTAGTGTTGAGTTCACTAACAGGGTCTTTTTGATTTAGAGTAGTAAGAGAGTTTTCGATATACCATAGTCCTGTTGGACCTTGGAAAGCGTGTGACCAGATGCGAACCCAAGGAATATCTTCTCCTTTAGGTGCTGGCAGAAAACGAATAACTGCAAAACCATTACCAGACTTATCTAGTTCAGGTTTAAAAAAGCGGTCATCTGTTTTCTTATTAGAATCTTTTTCAGGTTTGTCGATTTTCTCGACTTCCTGTAGAAGTTTAGCGAGATTGCTTTTAGACTTCAATGATTGTAAATCGTTTGACATGTATATTCTCCGTATTAAAAGTATGTTGAAATATTGTTGTATATAAAGTGTATATCAAAATCACATAATATGCAATATATTTATACACTTTATTTTGGCACATTATAATAATAAACTAAATGATTGTGCCGGTATCATTTAGAATCCTGTTCGACCTCTTGGTCTTTTATTTCGTATTCATCATCATATTCATCCATATCATCTGTATCGATGAATCTTAAATTCTTATTCTGCTTTTGCTCATCATGTTTTTTTAAGATACTTCTAACATGTTTTGATTTGCCTGCATTTTCCATGTCCATATAATTCTTTGAACTTCGGAATGTCTTCCCCACTTTATTTCTCCTTAACCAAGATATAATGGTCCTCTTTAATTTGATTAAAAATTTCTCTCATCTTATCCTTTTCAAAATTTAAGAATTGAGAATACTTAATGATAAGTCTACGCCTATCTTCCCAAAAAGGGTCATGCTTCAATTTCATATCCCACAATTTTACATATGCGGTTAACTTATTGAGAATGACCATGGTCTCAGGTGATACTTCATTTGCAAAAAACATTTGAAGTAAAATAGGGTGAGAACCATCATCGGGAATAAAAACTTTATCAAAATCTAAACTATCTTCAGCAAGGCGAATTGATATTTTAGATAGTTCATCTTTAAATCTGTAAGTGAGAGACTGTAATCTTTTTTTCCATTCGGCAAAATTTTCTTGAGATTGATTTGTATATACCCCACCCCAAGAATTTCCTGCAACGAAATTTGCGATTAAGAATTGTGCGAAATCATTTTCATTCATATCCTTTGCGATTCGTTTAAAAGCAAAGGCATCTTTTCTTTTCATAAATGTATCTTTGGTAACAGACACAGCACCTTGCGTCTGTTTGATATCATATTTGTCAGTTGTAAAGTGTAACTTAAAAGACAGATACATTTTATATGCATCAAATTCATTCATACGAATCATATTGGAAGTTTGTTCACCTTCGGTAACATATTAAGTTCTTGTGCGTTCAAAGCAATTTTATCTTTTAGTGTTTTACCAATTAGTTTTTTTGTGTCTTCGGGTTCTAATTCATTTTGCTCACAGTAATGTAATACTGCTTCCATGTGCGTCATCTTTTTTGATTTGACTATTTCTTCAATTATAAGAGAAAATCTTTCAGGTGTCAAGAATTTATTTTCAATTTCTTCCGTCATTATTTTTTGCCTGATACAGGTGGTTGATGTGATGATGCCGATGCGGCAAAGGCAATACAAATAATGTCTTTGCTATCAGCATATGAACATCTTACTGATAGTGGGTCTAGACCTCTCGCAATCGCACTATCGATATTTTTCGACATAAGAGTTCTGTCGTTAATAAAATAATACGATAGCGAAATAACAGCACTCAACAAAATAATTGTTGCTGAGGCGACATAACTTACTGTTGCGTAATTTACAGTTTCTTCTTTCATAGAAAATCCTTTCTTATGTAAAAAATATGCCTGCCAATTACAGCAGTCTGTTTCATATTTTTCCATCCTGGTTGAACATAGTCGGCATGATAAAACAAGGCACCTCCACTTGGGTCTTCCATCTTATCATGATTAACATAAACATATGTTGCTAGTTTAAGAATATCATTATATACAGGATTATCATTTTTTGTCAATAGTTTTTCCTGACAGTACCATGAAAATTGGCAAGTTCGACCAGTCTTCTGTTTAACTACCTCACAAATACTATCGCCAAAAACATCATGCTTTGTTCTATTAAGAGTTACGAATGCTACAGCAAGTTTACCTTCTTTTGGTTCGAAAGCAGATTCATAGAACATGTTATCTGCCAAACAAGTAATTTCTTGCTTTGCATCAGCAGACAACATATTGTAATAAACCTTAATTGGCATGAATGTTTGATTGTTACTCAAAACAAATGACGAGAATATGGCACATAAACCTATCCCTGCACTTGCGATGATTGGCATTACTTTCATTTTTTCTCCTAAGTTAAGAGGCACCAAGAGGTGCCTCGCCCTTCAGATTAGGTTGATTTCTTCGTTGCTTTTACGGTGTCCGTAGAAATGTTGTTAGAAACAAAACCATTAAGCATGTGTGCTTTGGTAATAATTTCTGATTCTGAGGGATATGGCGGAAAGCCTGGATGCGGCGGTGGTGTTTCGCCTTTGAGTTTTGATGATTCGCATTGCATGGACCAATCATTACTGATTTGTTCACGCTTACCATAATAATCATCTGATAACATGTCTTTCGCCATTTTTAATAGTTCAAGACGGATTTCGAATGGTGTCATGTTTGACATAGTTGCTTCTCCTTGTGTTTGTGTTTGTGTGTAAAATCAAATATTTAACATAATATATGCATTATAACATACTCAATGTTAGTGTGTAAAGAGTATGTTAGAATATTTATAATGGATGGTTATTCTGTTACGAGGAAACCATCCGAAACCCTAGTCAGCGTTTAGGCTGCCAATGCGAACTTTTCATCGTTTGCGTTTACTTTGATTTACTTTTTACGACTATCTGTGTCGAGTTGTCCACTTCTCTATTGCTTGCCCTGTCGAAACCAAGTGCATCCCCATCAGAAGAAAACTTATAATTCCTTTTCTTCACAAACTCATTGTATTCTTTTTCGGTAGATATCTGATAATCTTTATCATCATCTAACCATTTACCTATTTCTAATAATGATTTCATAAATTTTCTTTTGGTGGAGATGGGCGGAATCGAACCGCCGTCCAGAACACATTTCAAGTTGCTTCATACAACCATAAGACTATTTATTATACTTAATAAAATATTTTTGTCAATAGATTTTGTAACGGATAAATACTTATAATTCCATTATCTATGGAAGATTTATAAATTACCCCCAAAAGGAAGAAAAATGAAAAGGATAGTAGCCCTTCTTTTCGTTATGTCTTCGTCCATTGCAATAGCGCAAACTATTGTGACTGAATCGACAAGCAATGCAAAATCAGAGACTACCGTAAAGTCTCCTCCTCCAACCGCAGTTGCGCCTGCAATCACAACCATCAATAACGATGTGTGTGCTGTTGCCGCTTCTGGTGCAGTTCAAACACAAATTCTTGGTATCTCCATGGGTGGCACAATGAGAGATATGAATTGCGAAAGAATTAAATTAGCAAAAAACCTATATGACATGGGTATGAAAGTTGCCGCAGTAGCAACACTATGTCAAGATGAAAGAAT